AGCTCAACGAGTGGGGTGAACGCTTTAAAGATGATATAGAAGTTGCTGACTCGATAAAAGAGATTCAGACACTAAGAGAGACTTGTTTAATAGTAAATACTGCAAAGGGTTCTATTCCTGTTGCCTTTGGTATCTTTATGCTGAAGAGTTGTCACGGCTATGTAGAGCAACAGCATAAGTTAAAAATGAAGAGTGATGAAGATATTGCTAATCAGGATAGGAAAGTTTTCTCAGTTGGGTTTAGTGGTGGATCAAGAGACTGATATAAATATAAACCCTGATATTTTTAATGATGTTTACCGGGATAAGGTACTTGGTAAGACTGCAAGAAATGTTTATATGTACGGAGGTTCATCTTCCGGCAAAAGTAACTTCATAGCTCATTATTTTATAATCTTTGCTCTAAGTGGTGAGGGTTGTATGGTAATAAGACAAACAAAGGTTTCTCTTAGGGCTTCTGTTTGGTTAGAGTTAAAAGGTGCTGTTTATGATATGGGCCTTGAAGGCTCTTTTAAATTCAATGAAACAAACCTATCTATAAATTGTATTGATTCGGCTGGAAGTATTCAGCTATTCGGCTGTGATGATGAAGATGGTATTAAGTCAATTAAGCCAATGAAGCAAACGGCCTTTTCTAAGCTTTGGGCTGAAGAGTGTAATCAAATTGCTAAAAATATGATTATTCAGTTTAACTTAAGAATGAGGGGGGCGCCTGTTGGGGGCTTCTCTAAGCAAACTTTCTATTCCTGGAACCCCACTTTTGAAACTCACTATCTTAATACTGACTTCCTGAAGCCTTTAGGGTGGAAAGAAACAGATTGGTATTATGAAGATGAAAACAATATTATTCTTAGAACTACTTATGAACACAATAGGTTTTTGGCTCAGGAGGAAATTGATTATCTTCAAGAGCTAAGGAAAATATCACCTTATCACGCTAGAGTTTATTTAGATGCTCTTTGGGGTGTTCTTGGATATCGCATATTTGAAAATATAGAAATTATCGACAGGGTAGAAGTTCCAAAAGGCTTACCGTTTTCTTTTGGTACTGATTTTGGTTGGACTGATGAAACTTCTTTTGCTGCTATGTGTGTTGATGAGCCTAATAGAAAGATTTATCTGTTTGATGGATTTTGTGAGTCTAAATTAGACCATATTAAGATTTCTAATAAGATAAAAGTTATATTTAATGCGTGTGGTGCTAATTCCGGTTCTCCCGTCTTCTGTGATCCTGAAGATCCTAGAATGATAAAGCAGATGAGTGGTCAGGGTATAAATGCCCGTGAAGCTAAGAAACCGGCTGGAAGTGTTATAAATGGTTTGATGATAATGAACACTTACACTATTGTAGTTGTAAGGGAATACGCAAAAGGTGTAGAGGCTGTAAACAACTACACTTGGCAGGAAGATAAACAAAGTAAAAAGTCAATAGATAAACCAAACCACGCTTTTTCTCATATACCTGATTCAATGAGATATGGTTTAGAGTTAATTTTACAGGGTGTTACTCAGTTATTCGGAGGTAGAAGATGAAAATTACAATGACAGCAAAGAAATTAGCTGAGTATAGACTTACTCAAGATGCTTACAGTGGTGATAATGGTTTTGCTGATGGTTCGCATTTATTCAAGTATGAGAGAGAAGAGGATTTTGAAAAAAGAAAGTCTATGGCTTCTTACTCCAATTTCCTTAAGCCTATTGTTGACGCCCGTGTTGATCCTGTTTTTGTAGAAGAGGCAAAGAGAGTTTATAAAGATAATGCTATTTTAGATGCTTTTATTGAAAATGCTGATAACAATGGTACTAGCTTACAAGAAGTGATTCACAATGCAACAACTAATACCGTGTTGCTTGGTAATGATTTTTTAATTGTTGATAATTTTCCTGAGGATGATATACCTCAAACACAAAAGGAAGTTCTTGATAGTCGTAAGTTTCCTTATGTTTACTCAAAAGGAATAACAGATTTTATAGAGGCTGAGGCTGATGAGTTTGGTAAGCTTCTTGAAATTACTTTTTATTATGGTAAATACAAAGGCGAAAAGAAAACCGATATTGGAAAAGGTGAAGAGGTTTTATTGTATAAGACTTTTACTGAAAACAAAACTTCTTATTACTATTGCACTGGCAAAGAGTATGATTCTAGTAAAAGGGTTGAGATTTCTTCAATAGAACATAATCTTGGAACTATTCCGGTTGTTTTCTATAATAAAGATGTTTTGCCTTTCCCAACTTATTATTCAATGTCAACTATTGCAAGAACTATTTACAATGAGGGTAGTGAGATTGATGATCTAAGAAGAGCACAAGCCTTCGCAATTCTTTTACTCCCTTCAACAAATCCTAACGGAGCTGCAAAGGATGGTGTTGTTACTGGAACACACAATGCTATTTTCTTTGATTCTGCTGCTGTTAATATTCCTAGCTTTATAAATCCTGATCCAAATACTCTAAAAGGTTTAATTGAAAATAGGTCTACAGATGAAAAATCACTTATTCAAAGTGCTGATGTTCTTGGTACTACTGCACTGGCTAACGGTAATAGTACCTCTAGTGGTGTTGCTGAATCCTATAAATTCTTTGGTAAAAAATACGCATTATTGGAAAGCTCAGGTATTGCTTCAGATTTAGAAGAACCTGTTGTTGCTCTTGTGGCTCTTTATCAGGGCAATAAGGATTTTGAGTACTCTGTTAAATATCCTTCAAGCTTTGCGCCTACCTTTGCAGAAGTTCAGGCTAAGATTGCAACTCTTCAAGAGATTATTAGTGCTGATGTAAACGATTTTGTAACTGCAAAAGCTGAGTCAGATATTATTGATCTTCTTGCCGGTGTGTTCAACTGGTCTAAAGAAGAGATTGAGAAAGCTAAGAGTGGCATTGTTGAACTTGTGACTGTTAATTAATGGCTGAGCTTAAAAGGCGTTCACCTAAAGGCTGGGGAAAGTATAAGAAGTTGGATAAGGGTTGGGTTAATTATGTTGAAAAACAGATATTGGCTGATATGCTCAAAACTTTTCCTAGCTCAAAGGGTATGACTCAAAAGAAGGTTGCTCAATTACTTGTTAATAATGGGTGGATTGAAACTTTACAGCGCCACACTTGGAGAAGTGCGAGGGCTGCCGGTTCTGAGTTAGGTTATGAGGCTTTTAAGAATAATCTATTATCTCAAAAGTTATCTAGTGGAAAAACTATAAACTCCTGGAAAAATAGTTATGTTCGTGAAATGGCTAAGAAGATGGTTAAAAGCGTTAAGGGCAAAACTGCTAAACTCAATAGAACTATTAGCAAAATTAAAGCTGGTGATAGTGTTGCTGTATTATCTAAGGCGCTAAAAGATGTTAAGAATCCTTCAAAGGGAATAAAAGCAAAATTAGCAGTATTGAAAAGCAATAATAGTTTAACTGAAGCCCAAAAGAAAAAAAGATATGATGAAATAGCCTCTTTTATTATTAAAGATATTAAAGAGGTTCAATATAAAGCTGTTGTTGTTGGTACTACTGAAAAGGTTAATGCCTACCAGGGAAAAAGGATTGCACAAGACCAGTTTCAAAGAGCAAGTAACAAAGAGCTTGCTAAGATTGCTTCTGCTGGTGTTGTTGCGGTTAAGGGTAAGCCCGAAGCTGTTGTTGTTGGGTTTTGGTATCTGTCTCCAACTCACGTAGAACATTATTTTGATGGTGGTGAAGACCCTTGTGAGATTCACGCTAATAATGATGATGGATATGGTAAGGGTTCACACGTTGGTTTTATCCCTATTCCTGTTGAAGATTCGCATTATGGTTGCGGTTGTTCTTTAAAGTTGGAAGTTTTAGAAAAGAAATAGTATATTAAGATAAGCCCGATGAGGCAAAGTATTAATTATTTAATCACCGAGGAGTGATAAAATGACTTTAGAAGAGATTTTGGCTGAGCTTGATGAACCAAAAAGAGCTGCTGTACAAACTGCCATTCAGAATGAGAAAACTGCTGGTATTAATGCCTCTAACAAGAAGGATAAGGAAAACTTAAAACTTAAGTCAAGCCTTAAAGAACTTGGTTATGATTCGGAAAAGTTTGAGACTGTTGATCTATTTATTGCAGATCGTAAGGCAATTGCTGATAAGGCTGCAACTGGTGAAGTTACTATTGCTACATTGAATAGTGATGTTAGTGGACTTCAAACCCGTTTAGATGATATGGTTGCTAAAGAGAAAAAGGCTACTACTGATGCTAGAAATAGTAGTTTAACAGCAAAATTAACTTCCTCTATCGGGAATACTTTTTATGGTTCTGATTATATGATTAAGGATTTGATTCGTGAAAGTAAAGTTGATTTAGTTGGTGGTGAGGTTGTATTTAAAAAAGGTGATGAGGTTATTGCTTTTGATGCTGGTGTTGCTCAACTCAAAGAGGCTAACAAAGATAGTCTTAAGGTAGTGCAAAAGGGCGGTTCCGGTGATAAGGGTGGTGATTCTTTTGAGGGTGGTGAGCCTTCAACTTTTGCCGAAAAATTAAAAGCTGCAAAAGAAGCAGAATAATAAAAATTCTTTAAAGGAGAATTGATATGTTTACACTTAACGGTGTTATTTCAAAAGAAGAAATCAGAGATTTATTTATCCCTGATCTAATACAAAACTTGGTAGCAACTTTCTTTCTTAATCTGAATACCGTGAAAGATGCGGAATCAATTAAAATTCCAGGTGTTGGTGATGTTAAAACCAATAAATACACTGGTGAGGCTGTAACTACTGCTGCAACTGATGAAAGTAAATTGCTTGTCCTTGATAATGCTGATTACTTTCAAAAGTCTATTGATAAGGTTGATAATGAGCAGTCAGCTATTAAAATTATCAACAAAGTTCTTAGTAAGGGTGCTTCTTCAATGGCTGAGGTTATTGATAAGTTTTTCTTCAAGATTCTTGCTGGTGCTTTAAATAGTGTTTCCGGTGTCGCTCTATCTGATACTAATATTACTACTTTTATTGCAAGTATGAGTGTAAAGCTCACTAAGCTCAAGGCTTCTAAAAAAGGTCGTAGATTAACGTTGACTCCTGAAGCAGCTGCTCTTTTGTCTGAGGCTAATGTTGCCTTTAATACTTCAACAGCTGAAGAGGCTGCAAGAGAAGGTTTTGTTGGTCGTTTTGGTGGGTTTGATATTTTTGAGAGTATTAACCTTTTCTCTCCTGATTTTGATGTATTGAATGAAACTGATATTCCTACTGCTGATACTCTAGTGGTAATTAATTCAGGTTATGCTGGTGTTTCTTCAGGAACTGCTGTTTTGGTTGCTGCAACAAATGTTTCAGCCCCTATTCTCTATGTAGAAGATGGCACTGATGAAACTGCTGCTCTTGCTGCTCAAGCAACTGCTGAGCTTACTAAAACTTATATTGCCGGAGTTCAGGATAGTACTGAAGGTGGAATTGGTTTTCAAGAGTACAATGTTGGCGAACCTACAGAGGGGTTTAAGTGGATTGCTAAAGGTCTTTCAAACTATGGTGCTGTTATCGCTCAACAGGGCTTTGTTGTTAAGAGTGAGTGTACAATAGCTTAATTAGTTTTATTGAAAGTAGAGTGAGTCTTTTGGCTTACTCTACTTCTTTAGTATTAGGGGTTCTATTTTGGCTGAGTTTAGTGTTACAATCGAAACGCCAAAGATCCATTTGGACGGTTTTTTTTCTGAGTTTTGGCGCATTTTATCGGCTGATAAAGTTTATGCTGAAGATAAGATAAAAAAGATTCTTAAAGATTATGCTCAGGATGGTCACAGGGCTGGCGGTGGTAAGCATTATGAAAACCAAACCGGTCAATTAAG